GCTCTTTATAAAAAAAGAGAAAGATTATTAAAAGAAAATCCAAAAGATCTTGTTGAACAATTAGAAGATATAAATATCAAAGGTGCAAAACTTGCTGGTCAGTCACAAGGTTTTAAACAATTTACTTTCATGGATCCGATAACTAAGAAGACATCTTCTTTTGGTGGTGGTCGTTTAGCTCTTGATATGTTTGATGAGTTTCCAGGTATGACTGAAAGACAGATTGTAGATTATATTAAAAACGCAGACCCAAATGATTTTGATGCGCAACTTAAAATTAAAATGTTTGAGTTAAATAGAAAAGAAGTTTTTAAAGCTGCGAATAGAATATCTAAAAAAGAACAATTAGAAGTATGTAGTTTATTATCTAGAGGTGGTCTTCCTGGTGACTGTGCTGCTGCAATAAATAAAGATCCTGTAAAAGCTGCACAAGTTTTTGAACAATCTACATCTGATAGTCCAGCGATGACTAAATTAAAACAAGCGTCAAATAGTTTTTTAAATTTTGTAAGAGGCCCTGGTCCAAAAACATTTGGTATCGGTGCGGCTGTAGGAGCTGGAATAGGATTAGTCAAAGCATTTAGAAACGATGATCCAACAACTTATTTATCAAACGAAGATCAACAAAAAAATATGTTGGTTGATACATTAACTCAACCTGTATCAGTTGATATAGAAAGACCTGCAATATTAGATTATCAACTACCTGCTTTAGGTGCATCGTTAGCTGCTTCAACAGCATTAGCTGCACCATCAACAATCAGAGCAAGTCGATCAACCAAACAATTTGCATCCAGAGCTGAAGGTATTGAAAGAAAAAAACCAACTGGTCCAGTTAAAACAGGTTTAAGAGTTTTAGGTAGAGGATTAGGAGTTGCAGCATCTCCTGCATTACTAGCACCTTTTGCAGCTGGAGATATCGCAAGTCAGATAGCTGCTGGAGATACACCTGAAGATATTGCAACAAACCCTTTTAATTATTTGTACCCTGCATTTGCAGATCAAACACCAAAATTAACAAGAGGGTTAAGTCCAACACTTAGAAAAATTGCTAGATTAGGTTTACCAAGAATTGCATTAAAAGGATTATCTAGACTAGGTATAGGTGGATTTGCAGCCTCTTCTGCCATACAAGGATTAGGATTATTAGATGACTAAAAAGTTAACAACTACGATACCGCCTCTTAGAGGACCTAACCCACAGGGGTTGAATGTTCCTGGAAAAAAGACTATAGTGGTTTCGAACTCGGAGAAAAATAATGTCAGAAATAGACAAGTCTTTACCAAACGTAAAGCAGGAAATAGAATTACCTAGTGAAGAAGAGGTCGTAGAAGCATCTCAGGCTAACGTAGAAGAACAAGTTGGACCAGACGATATTCAAGTCACACAAGAAGAAGATGGTGGTGCAACAATTAGTTTTGACCCAGAAGCTGTAAACCAGCCAGGCACAAACGAACACTTTGATAACTTAGCAGACTTATTACCTGAAGAAGTTTTAGGTAGATTGGGTTCTGATCTTTACGAAAATTATACACAATACAAAGCATCTAGAAAAGATTGGGAAGATGGTTACACAAAAGGTTTAGACCTATTAGGATTTAAATATCAAACAAGATCACAGCCGTTTACAAATGCAAGTGGTGCAACGC